AGTAATTGCATCATCTGCCACTTCTGATGTACCAACTGCATTATTTGCAAGATGACTATTATCTAAAGGACTACTTGCAATAAGTGTTTTAATTTCACTTGCTGTTTGATCTGCTGTAGCTCCTTCTTCTATACCACTTAATTTATTTGTAATTTCTTGTTGAGCAAATAAAACTTGGTTAACATTATTATCTAGGTCTGCTTCTGTAAGAACACTACCATCTTCAAAGTCAACTCTCTTTGTACTTATATTTGTATCTCTAGTAAATACAACATTAGCTGTGCCACTAGCAGGTAAGTTGCCAGAAGTAAACTGAACTTCTGAACCAACAATATTGTAGTGAGTTCCTAGTGTTTTAAGTGTTCCACCAACAGTAACTTTAATTTCACTATTTAATAAGAACGGAAATGATATAGCAAAATTAGCTTGACTACCAGTACCATTATGATTCTGTGATGTAGCAGATGTGTTAGTAGCCATGATTAGTCATTAACTATTGGATTAATTATTCTCATTATATCTTCATTAGCTCTTCTAGTTTCATTTTCTGCTTGTTTTTTCAATTCTGGGTCTAAAATAAATTCTTTGTAATATTCTATCGCAACTTCTTTATATACTTTATAAATATCTCTCACTTTTTTTTGTAATTCTTTTCTTATCTTATCTTTGTTTTTTAAAGTAGCTTGAGCATCTATAGCACCAGAATCATCACTTTCAAGGTATTTCAAAGCTTTTATATTTGTTTTATCTCTTGATAATTCTAAAATCATTTCGCCAAATCGTTTACCATTTTTAGGGTCAAATACAGGATTTCTACCTTTAAAATTTATAGGTATGTTTGGAATAAGACCTGTAAGTTTGTTGTAAGCATTTGTATCTAAATTAATACCATTTCCTTCATTGTCAAATGGTATGACATCACTAGGAGGTACTACTTTAAATTGTATTCTTTTCAAATATTCATCTATAGGATTATCTTTTTCTTTTTTATATTTAAAAGGATTGAAGTAGTCACCATAGAAAGCACCTTCTGGGTACTCTGCAATTCTGCCTGTTGTTATGCTTCTTATGGGTTCAATATCTGCACTAAAGCCTGATGTTTGATCTTGTAAATTTCTCATTATCATTGTGCTAAAAGTATCTATATCTTTAAAAGGATTGTTTGAAAGTTTTAAACTACCAAAATCATTGCCTTCAAATTCTTCATAATCTTCTGTGTAGTCTCCTCTATCTTCTGTTCTTTCTTCTTGTGGAAATAAATCACCTTTTCTAAACTTTGTTTTTCTTTTAGGAAATCTACCTTTAAATGTTTTTTTTGTTAATTCGTCATACCATTCTTCCCCTCTAGCTCTAGTAATACTTCTCCAAAGAGAAGAATAAGGTACAAGATTTGTAATGTAATTTACTGGCACTTGATAAAATCTTCTCAACCCATTGACATCACTTGTAAGATCAATCATCTGTGCAATATTTTGAATCATGTATTTATTATTTAAGTTTCTTGAAAGTAAAGCTATATGACATTGTGCAGCATTTTTATAGTCTTCATCACTTACAAAATCATTACAATATTCCATGTCACCTGCGATCATAAGCATACTGCCTATTGGCTCCATTCGAGAAAGAATGTCTAGATATTCATAGTTTGGCAAGCCATTATCTCCTCTAATTATGTTGCCATCTTTATCTTTTTGTAAAACTCTAAAACTGTAAGGTAGTTCATCAGTTCTCTTTTCTCCTTCTCTTAACCATTTATTATGATGACCACCACCAATAAGAGCTAACTCTGCTTCTGGATTGTTTCTTTGTGCTGCTAAACCTATAAAATAAGCCCATATCGTAGCACCCATAGTAGCTTCGCCATTAGCTCTGTAAGCAGTAGCTAAATCTTCACTCAACAAGTTATCATTATGTTCTTTTAAAATTCTTCCTATTGTTAGGTTGTATTTAGGTGGCATACCTTTAACTAAAGTTCCAAGATCAGGTAAACCTGTTCTTCTTAAAACTTGTTTACCTATATTTACAGGTGTAGTGACAAAAGGAACTAAGGGTTTCAATGCTGAAGACTTTAAAATTTTTGCTACATCTTGATTAAATTTTGAACCAAAACCATGAATACCAAATCCTTTACCTAATTCAGTTGTAAATGTTCTGTCTGCTGAATAATCTAAAGCTCTTGTGTACGAGTCTAAAATATTTTCATTTGGTACAAAATCAGGAAAAGCAGTATCTTGTCCTCTAGTAAAACTTCTTGTATTAACAATATCTGTAATTTCTTTAAAATTGCTGTCAACATATATTTTAAAACTTTTACCTGTAAGTCCTTTTTTTGTTGCTTGCTCTGCAAGTTCTCCCATTAAGAATGAACGAAATGCAGTTTGTTTTATAAATTCGTCACCTGCCATCATAAATCTAGAAGGCACTCTTATACCATGACCAAATAAATTAATACTTTTTGCAAACAAAGAATCTCCTGACATTCTTATTGCATATCTTTCATAAGCATCTTGTGTACCAAACATTCTTCTTTCATCAAGAATATTTTTATCAAGCCATAGTGCCTTACCTGCTGCTGTCAAACTATCTTTCATAGATGTAAATATAGAAACAAGCTCTCTAGCTGCCCTTATTTTCATTTGTTTGTCTAATATTGGGCTACCTGCTGCAAGGTCTAAAGGACCAAGAGCTACGTTAAATAAAGAACCAACTATATTGATAATTTGTGTTTCTGGTGCTGAAAGTAAATTATTAATAAATAACTCGTTACTTACTCTTAAGGTTTTACCTACTGCATCTCCAAATCCAAAACCTTTTACAAGTTTACTAATTCTTTTGCTATCTCCTTGCATAGCCAATACCTTTCTTGTGATACCTAGCAAACCTTCAATATCATTATTTTTTATGTAGGTCTGCATACCTTCATATAGCTCTTCTTTTGTTGGTATTAATTTTTGTTCAGTTATTTCTTTTTTTGTTTTTTCTACTAAATCTCTTGTAGTTGTACGAAACTTCTCTTTTGTAGCTCTATCAGCAGTTTTCTCTCCACCACCAATACCTGCTCCTACTTCTTCATCAACTGTCTTACGAGCAACATCTTTAGGTTCTGCATCTATAAGTTGATTAACTCTTACTGTACCTGCTGTTTCATTACTTATCTTTTTAGTTGGACCTGCAAGATTTATCATTCTTGATACATCTTCTGACCAATTCTGTAATAGTTCATCTGGTATGTCTTCTCCAAGCATGAAAGCTTGTTCTATATCTGTCATGTATTGAGTTACATTTTTAGCTAATCTTTTTTGTTCTTTTATTGCACCAAGATAGATAACCCTCATGTGTTTTTCTGGTTCATTCGGGCTAATCTTTTTTGCTATTTGAATTACTTTAGGTAGCAGTTCATCATATCCCAAAGCACTTGCAGCTTCTACTGAAAAATCATCAGGTATAACAATTCTATTTAATACTTTACCTGTAGCTTTCCATGTATCATCAGTAATACTTTCTACATCTCCCCAAATTTTTGGATTAGGTTTTGATTGCTGTAAAGGTAAATCAGTAGCTTTTGTCTTAGTTTTTACACTACCACCTAAATTTACTTTATTTATATTTAAAGAATTTGCTGGGTCAAAATATATTCTTACTTGATGTAGTCTTTTACCTTTACCTGCCTTCTTTCCTCCTTGATGTGTTAAACCACCAAAACCTTCTCTTTGTAATTCTTCAGTAAAAGAAGAAAATAAGTCTGCTGTCGTATTAGCACTAAGATCATTAGCATTAGAAATTAATTTTATTTCATCATAAATTTGAGCAATACTAGCATTTGAACCAACATTATCTAAAGCTCTATCAATAATATCAACTTCATCATAAGCATCAACATCAAAAATTTTACGCAGTTGATCTATTCGTTCTGGTGTTGCAGGTGCATCTAAATCAAAAAACTTTACAGGTTGTTTTTCAGTAACTTCATAAACAACACCACTAGGTTTTTTACCTTTTACTCTATTTTTTTTCTGATATTTAGCAGCAGTTACTAAATCTTCTGTGACATAAAACCCATCTCCATATAAATTTTCTACAGCTTTACCAAATTCACCACCTTCTACAAGATTAATTTCACTAGCAGCACCATGATAAAATTTTCCTTGACCTCTAGTGTCTGGTATATCTATTACTGGTTTTGTTTTTGGTGCTATTTCATCAAACTTAGGTAGGTCATCTAGTACTTTTGTAAATTCATCTGAAAATTCTTCACTACCTACAAGAGTTGCTTTTTTTAATCTTGCAATTTGTTTCTTGGCAAACTCTAATCTAGTCGGGTCATTTTTTATATCTTTTAATAGCTGAATAGTTCTATTAGCCATCTGTTCTGGATTTAATATATTAGGACCACCTGTAACGTCATCAATCAACCTTATAGCGTAAGGTTCTAATACACTTTTTAATTTAGGTAAACCTTTAGTTGCTGCTAATCCTGTAATTCCAATAGTCTCTCCAAAAACTGTACCTGTTAAAAACTGCTTAAGTTTTGCTTCTCCAAAATTGCTTTCATCTCCTTCTTCTGGTCTTTCGGGTGCAGATAAATATTCAACAATAGGTCTTACAAATCTATTGTTTACTACAGGACTTTCTATATCAGCAAGAAAGTTAAATAAGTTTTCGTCATAAGCATCTACACCAACAAAATCTGCTGCTCCACCTGCTGTAAACCATCTAGCACCAGTAGCAATCTTGTCATAATTTTTTATACCTTGTAATGCTTTTATACCTTTTATACCTTTCAAAGCTTTATTAAAACCTGCATAGGGTATTAAAAATCCAGAACCAAATTTAAATATTTGATAGGCTGCATTATCCATATCTCCTTCTTTTTCAAGACCTAGAGCTTTAAGATCAATCAACTCATTTGGGTCATAAGGATTACCTTGTAAGTAATCACTTATATGTTTTATTTCATTTGGTATATCAACAATACCTGCTGCGGTAGCTCTTAAAGCAGTAGCTTCTTCTTCTGATCTTGGTTTTAAAAATTCATCTTGAGTCTTGGCAGCTTTTTGTATAACTTCTTCTGTAATTTGATTTGGTAAAACGATTGCACCTGAGTTCTTTTTTAACTGTTCATATAAAGCTTTAGGTATATCTTTTATACCAAAGTTTCTTAGTTTTTCATTTTCTGTAAAATCATCAGTTTTTTTAGACCCAATACCAAAAGCTCCTTCTGGTACTGTATTTTGTAGATTAGAGTCTGTCATGTTAGTCAGTTAAAAACTTTTTATAGGAG